ACGGTACACCTCTATGATTCTATTAGTCTTTCATCTCATCTATATCATCTTTGATACGGTCAAGATTCTTTTGAGCACGTTTAACAGCTTCCGCTTTAAACTTAGCATACTCTTTGTCATACTTAGATTTGGAACCTGTATATTGAGCATCGAATTGAGGCTTCAATAAATCATCCAATAGGATATCTCTCATTTCTTGTTTTGTACGGAAATGGATTTCATCCTTGTATGTATATGTGTTAAGATGTTCATCATCCACATCTAAGGTTAACCCATCGAAACCGAAATCGATCACTGCACCGATAGACTTTAGTTCGGCATTTAAGATTTCTACGTTACGATTCTTGTAACCATCTTTAATCTTGAACTTCTTATAATCCAATACATCCTCTGTGAAGAGTTTACCCACTTGCTTACGAGCCAATGGGGATGTACGATAGAACAAATGAAGTTTAGATAGAATGAATGGTCTTACCCCGATACCCAAGTTATTGTTTTCATCACGACCTACTGTGATAGGTGTTGTAGAATACAATTGCTCGTTAGTGCGAACTTTATTGGATTTTTCCGGTAGACCTTTCTGCGATAAGTAACCAGTGGAACGAGCAGAGAAGTTCTTTTCAGACGTTTGTTTCAACTTAATCATATACTTCTCCCCTACAATCACTTTACTCAATAATGGGATAGTTCTACCCCATCGGTTGATATATAACTGGTCACGGGTAAAACCGAACTTATCATATAATTCTTCAATCTTCTTAACAGCAGGCATACCTTCCCACATTGGTGGGTAGTTAATAAAAATACCTTCTTCATAAATCGATTCGAAGAACTCATCTCGTTCGGAACGAGAAAGACCTTTATAGTATTTCTCTAATTCATCACGTTCACCACGTTCATTGAAATAGAACATGAAGTCCATTAACACTTTGAAACGTTCAGAGTTAGACTTCATAACTTTCATCTTTTCAATGAGTTGGTCGGCACAATGATTCAAACTCAATTCAATCCATTGGAAGGAATTAAGTCGGTTAATACAGCTGAGAGGGTTACATATAACATCTAGACGTTTACCAGTTTTATCAAATGGCATTTCTTCGTCTGGTCTGATAACTGATACAACCCCTTTATCGCCATAACGACCTGTGATTTTAGAGCCTTTAAATAAGCGTACATCACGGTCTACACGGAAATCAATGATGATGTTATTAAACACCGTATCATTATCTTTCCATTTATAATCAGGGTCTAAGATATTCTTGGCTCGACGGTAAATGAAACCAATATCATCAGAATACTTGGAACCACTGTTAAGAATCTCTTCACAGATATCAAAGAGTTCTTGATAGTAACGAGTTTGGTTCTCTAAGTAATAGATGATTTGTTCATTGTATTCCGTACGAGGAATCTCATCTAATTCCTTATTGGAATAGATGTCGATATCCGTTACCCAACCCTTCGTAAAGAAGGACTTATCATTCAATGGAGAAATCTTTTTCATATTGGATTTCTTCATATCATATAAGATTTGTGTGTTTTGAATCCGACGTTTGGTACAGATGATTTGTTTGGATACTTCTTCACCAATATCAGGGAAGCCTTTATATCCAGTTTCATCATTACCATAGATATCCAATAAGAAATCATTGTCATTGATAGATACTTTAACCGTATCTACTTTTCTGGATACCATAGAACGTGCAAAGGATTCACTCACTACATACGCATCTTCAATAACATCCGGGTCTAGGATGTAGGCTGTTCTAGCATTACGACCATAGCAGTAGTTATTGTCTTCATCGTAGGATGTGGTTTTATATAATACATCACCTTTCTCAACGAAGTCACCTTCTTTGAGATTATCTAATGGTTCTGTATTGTATACATACCCGAAGTTTTCCGTTAAGTCTTCGGACTGTTTCTTGAAGATAATATCATAGAAATCATTATCTTCATCATATAACACTGTGGCAAAGATATAGCCAGGTTTATCGGCAAACTTGTCAATCTTTTTCACCACTGTATAATTACTTCTAGCTTTAACTAACCCAGAGGAATTCTTACCAAAGATATTCTCATAGTTAGTGAACACTCGTGGAAATTGAGGTTCGTTTAATGTGTTGAATTGTTTCAAATGACTCGTAAACATAATAGAGCGAGTAGATGAAATGTATTGAGGGAATGTCATAAGGGTTAACCCCAGATGGTTATCGGTTCCTTCAAACTCTTTAGTCTTTTCAGCTAATAAGCTGGATACATCGACTAAATCTTGACTACTCTTAAATTCACGATTTTCTGCCATGTCATTGTACTCCTTATTAAAAATTCATTACAATATATCCAAATGTATGGGACAATCTTAGATGTTACTACGATAACTGTTGTACTCGTTTATCCATATATGATTGAGCTAATATTCTAAACGGTTCGATATCAGAACCGACATTCCGTAGTTCATATAAATCATCAGGGTCAACGATACAGAAGTTCCTAACGGTACTCATGGTATCAGCAAACTCTTCCACGGGTAGTATATAGCGACCAAATTGATAGAGGTCACCTTCCCCTGAACGTATTGTTTGTTTGATATCTCGCTTAGGGGTATCTTTATCGAATACACCATCATATCCTACGATTTCAATTCTAGCATAAATATCTTCAATAGTATCACCACTATCATAAGGATGACATAAGAATACATTCACTAGATAGGGTTTAATATCAGTACTCTTTGGAACTGGATAAAATACAAAGTTTAATCCTAGATTCATTTCGAATATAGGTTTACCTTTTCGTTTAGATTCAATTTCAATCGCCTTCCGATAAATGATACATAGTTCTTTATGTAACTCTTCAGACTTAATATAGAAGATTCAATTCTCATTATAAACTCCTTTCTTACATTCGGTATTATGATATATGTATAAAAACGGCATTTAATATCAACAATATATCACAAGTAATTATAGAATATTTTTTAGTAAAGGAGATATACTATGAGTACAGATAATTTCGATATTTCTGAAGAGTTTCTAAAGCTCAAAGAGGAGTCTCCTCTATCTAATGAGCAAGTAGAAGCTTCAGAAGCATCTTCTGACTCTTTTCTATATACGGAAAAACCTAAAAAGAAAAAGAAGAAAAAGAAGAAAACGAAAGACAAATTTGATTCATTTGATGAGGACAAAATCTCTTTGCTATTAGACCCAGGTTCTCTTGGGGCTAGTGCTGATTTTGAATTCTCTCAAGAAGACTTCCTTATTGATGCGGTTGTACCAAAAGGAAAGAAGAAAAATCTCTTCGATATGAAAGAAGCGAAGAAGAAAAAGAAAGCAAGCATCGAGACGAAGTTCAATCCTGAACTGACTCAATACCGTCGTATCTTAAAAGACAATGAAGATGTAGCGAATCTCATTAAAGGGATGGTTGAAGAAATCCGTTCTAAGAGTGCTCGTGGAGCTGGTAAGTTATTAACTGACTTATTGGTTACCCTCAATAGCACAAATAGTAACAGAGCGTCCGTTCTTAGAGATATTGCTAATATCAAGAAATCCATTGTTGACCTTGAACTTAAAACAGCAAAAGGTAAGAAAGAAGACGAAAAAGCCCGCAACGAAGAAGAAGAGGGTATTAATGTATTTAACTCCTTCTACGGTAGCGGTGGTCGTAAAGCTCTTATGGAACAAATTGCGGCTGGTTATGGGGCTATGAAACCTGACACTAACCAAAGTGTATTCAATTACATGCCAGCTACCAATAATCCAGATGACGTATTTGATGTCATTAACGACCGTCTAGGAACTGAAGAAGTAAACTTCCGTTCAGATGATGGTAATGCCTACGTTCGATATGAATATCTATCCCCAGAGTACGTAATATTCATGCGTAATAATGGAGGTAGCACAGAATGGGAATTAGAAGCGATTGATAAAGATGGTAATATCATGCCTTCCGATTATCCACGGATTCCAGTTGACAATCTTGGTAAAGTATCGTTCAATATGGATAGTATGAGTGCTACTGATGAAACAGGTCGTACATACCGTATCATCGAGGAATAATCAAAAAAAAAATAAGAAGAAGAATAGGGATAACCCTATTCTTCTTTTCTTTCGCCTTTAACACGTTTAAAGGTATTCTTATAGTTATCATACGCTACATCGATAACTGTAATTTCTGCTTCTGTAATACCGGGACGTAGAAACTTCATGTATTTCATGATACGTTTTAAGGTATTCTTATCAGGATTGAGTTCTAACATAACCTTCTTAAAGTACTCAGACTGTTGTCTACCCGCAATTCGAGCACATGTGATTTTCAACATGAAACGAGCTTTCGCTAGTTCCGCTTCCATAGCACCTTTGTACATAGCAGCTACGACACGAGACACGATTTCTTCTACTCGAACCATATCGATGTCTTTCACCAAGTCTACCAATCGTTCAAAATTAAAATTTCTTACCATCTAGATTCATCTCCTTTATGATGGAATTACAAACTTTTTTCTTGAATTCCGATTTAGTAGTAATGGATTCCTCTCTGAGTTTAGCATATAACTTATGCTTCTTTCGTTCAGGAATCAAATTACCAATCGTTTCAAGAATACCACCTTGTTTCTTCATCGTTTCCTCCTAGGGTATACATATAAGAGAATAGAACTCAGTCGGTTCTATTCTCTTATATAATATATAAACTCATTATCGTTGGAATATCACATTATTACTACTACCATACTCTTCTTTATAGGTAGGGTCGGTAATAATAAGATTCACTGGATAGTCATTGAACATCGTACTTTGTGTAATAATGAACGATTGTTCACATTTAATCCGTTCTAGCATACCTTCTAATGCAGCAAAGAATCTCTCTTTGTTATGCTTATACATAGGACCATCTACTTCATCGAGTAGAATGATATTATAGTTATAGGCAAATTGTTCCAGCATGGCGAAGGATATAGCTAATGTAGCTACAGAACTTTCAGCTTGAGATGCATATTTAATATCTCGTACTTCAGCACCTTTGGTTCTATATGGAATACGGAACTCTTTATCATTTACCACAAATTCATCTAAGATTAATTCGCTATCGTAGATATGCTTAATGATTTCATTAGCCGTTAAACGAAGAGATTTGAAATAGGAGTTGATATAAATCAACGGAATCCCTTTGGTTGTCGATACCGCTTCTTTTAATAACTCAATCAACGCATATCGTTCCTGAACAGATTCAATTTCATCATTCAATTCAATGAATTGCGTTCGTTTCACTTTATCTTCATATAGAGCATCGTCTAATGTTTTGATGTCATATTGAATGATTTGTTTATCTCGTTCATATTGTCTAGAAACATCATCATACTTAGCTTTACGCTTAAGTACTTCATCATACCCTTTTAGCTTCTCTTTAAGAAGTTCAATCTCTGTTTCTATACTAGAACTTTGAGCCGTATACTGGATGAATTGAGTGAAGTCGCTAATGATATCATTCATCTGACGAATCTCTTCATTGACTTCAGTTTCATCCATATCTAATCTACTAATGGATTTGTTATATTCACTGATGGTCAAGGTAGCTGCTGATGCTTTAGCTAATAAGATATCTACATCTTCTGCTCCACTGGATAGTTCCATGATCTGTAGTTCTTGAGAATATTGATTTCGTTTTTCAATATTCTTCTTATACTCCTCATAGTACTCAATGAATTCCAATTGGTCTTGAATAGCATCAGGTTTGACAAAGGCCGCTGGATTAGTCGTTAAGATCGATTTAACGACTCCTTCATAACCAGTATCCAATCTTCGTTCGAGAGTAATCAGTTGTAGGATATTTTTAATCTCAGCTAGACGATTAAAGATATCTAATACAGTATTCTTTTCTTCTATCTCTTCCTCAATAGAAGTGATAGAACTTTTAGATGAAGATTGTAAGTCCATTTGATAACTTAGATAATATGGGCAAGTGTTGAATATATCACAATCAGCAGGTACTACTAATCCATCCTTAGTGCCAGATACTTTCCCTTGCTGACGTAACTTCTCAGCTTTCTCTAAGTCTGTATATAACTTAACCAATTGACTCTTCATCTCGTTAATAACGGATGGATAGTCTTTCTCTGTAATCATATCATCCATGATGATAGTACGGAAAGACTTTAATCCTCGTTCAGGTAGTTCTAGAATCCCTCGAATCTTACTGATACAATTACTAATGGTATTTGTATACGATTCAAAGTCACTCTTAGTGACACTAGTATCATACGCATTGATATCAAAGGATTCTGTGAATCGAGTAATCTTATCACTTAATTCTTTCAGGTAATCCTTCATATCCGTTTTACGTTGGTCTTCTTTAGCAGTCTCTAATGCGGAGTTGGCTTCATCTAACTTAAACTGAACATCATCTCGTTTAGATAATAATACCGCTCGTTCAGATACAATCTTAGCCCGTCGTTCGTTCAGTGCATCTAATTGATTCTGATAGGTTACTAATGTATCTGTATCCGTTGTGATATGAATGTATTTAGGTTTCGCTAATGAAGTGAGTTCTCGCTTCTTATCACGGATACTCTCTTCAATATCTTCATACTCAGCTTCCATTCGATTGATTTCATCGATATTGATAGAACCTTTAAACTCATAGAACTTTCTATCTAATTCTTGAAGTTCTTGTTGTTTTCGTTCTATATTCAACTCTTTGCGTTCAATCATGGTATCCAATACGGATATATCGGTAACATGAAGTTTATCTAACTTAGATACAGCAATCTTTAATGCGTTATTTAAGAACTTGCTTTGGTTATTGGCATACTTATAATCCCGCATATATACATCTACTTCAGCGAGTAGCTTACTGATAAATGACTTACGTTCAGTAACGGATAGACGAATGAAGTTCTGTACGTTAGGTCCTAACCGAATTAACTTAAGGAAGTTCTGTTCGATTTGGAATTCTTGCTCAACGATTTCGTTGAATGATGTAACCGTACCAGGTTCATTTAGTTCCACACCATTCTTACGAATGTATGACTTAACAGAACGACTGGTACGACTACCTACGGGTTTCAGATAAATGTGTTCTATTTCATACTTATCTTTCCCATTACTATACCAGATTTGTTTATGACCATCTTTATCGGGTATAATTAAGTCTGAATCTTCTCGATTCTCTAACCCACCCAAATAGGCAAATGGGTGGAAATTCGATAACATAGCGGTCTTACCCGTACCATTGTTACCAATGATAAGAGTGACCACATGTTTTGCTTTAGTAAAGTCTATATCTAACTCATCTAACCCCATCCCTGTTTTTATGAGGGCGAAGTTCTTGAGTCGTATTCTATCGATTTTCATACTATCTCACCTTTCAGAATTAAAAACACATTACTTCATAGAAATAATATATACTTTCTACTTGATATAGATTATCTCTTTGAACTGTGTTTTATAACGAGCTTCACGCTCTTTGAATTGAGCACGAATCGATGAGAATCCAGTATCGACTAATTCGATATAGTAACACATGATATCATCACCTAGTCGACGTAATCGTCCTGATGCTTGGTTACCTGTGATTTTACTACGGAAGGCTTCACAGTTAATCGCAACCCGTAAGTTAGCAATGGTTTCACTGAATCCTAATGAGGCAGATGTAGATATAATCAATTCATCTTCATCTAATACCCGCTGCTTCTCTTTCTTATCGATACTAGAGTTATAGACTCCGATAGATAAGTTGGGATAGAGTTGAGCAAAATGCTCTTTAATGATTTCACAGGAAGATATCTTGGATACCAATATCAATGTACGATATCCTTTCTTCACGGTCATCATATCAACATACCTATCTAGAATATCAAAGAATTGATCATCTCGTTCTACTTGATAATCCGAATAGCTATTCTTGTTGAATCCTTGTACCCCTTTACAAGCTGACATATCTTTTACCGATGGATGGCTATTATACTTATTCACAAACATCGTGATATGTCGTTTTGACTCAGTATATCCCAGCTTAACTTGGTCAAATCTAGGTACGGATTTGAATACTCGTTGGAATACGTTATTCTCATCCCATCCAGACCGTTCCATATTAGCAGTTAAATAGAACGTCTTTCTGGTATTGGTATGGAAATCGATCATCATCATATTATGAAACTCCATATGAGCTTCATCATAGATTTTCAATCCTACACCAAGGTTTCTGAATAGAGAACCAATGAAGTCCCAACCATGTGTATTCCCATTAGACCAAAGAGTCCGATGGGTCACTACATATATCCGATACTTCTTCGTCAGAGTAGGGTTTTTCATTATCTTAGCGATGTTAGAACTGTTTAATTCCAATATTCGACGTCGGTCTATATCAGTATACTGGTCAATGGAATCTATCCAGTTTTTAACGATATTCTTACGGTTAACGATAATAATCGTCTTCATCTGTAGGAAAGCTAATGCTGCAATCGCACAGAATGTTTTACCTTCACCAGTTTCAGCGTTCCCTACTAGCTGAGTAAGGTTTCGATTGAACTGGTATTTATCTAAACCGATTAAGAACTTAATCAAATCATTTTGAAGTTCACTTCTCGGGAATCCAGTTAATCGGATACTCATAGGTTGATAGGAATCAAAGGATTCATTTTCTACTACGTTCCGTTGCAATAAATAGCGTACATAGTCTTGACCTAACCCACTTGGTATATATAGGGTTGATGTGTCCTCATTATAATCCATAGCGATAGGTTCACGTCTATGATACAGTTTGTTGTATTTAGACAGGATACCTTCTAAGGCTCCACAGTCTCCGATTTCATAATCAGGAACTTGCATATGAGTGGAGTACTTTATAATTTCCCGCATGTAACCTCCTTTATATCAAAAAAAGAAGAACCGAAGTTCTTCTTTTTTCATGGTCTCATAAAACTCTGATATCAGTATGTTTTATGAAACATTATGCTTAACAGCATTATGGTTTAGTTACATAAATGCGACGCACAATACCATCGTTACCAGCAACAACATGACACACGGTACCATCAGCATAGCGGAAGCTATATACATTGGCTTGTTCACTTCTTAAATAGTGGCCACCGATATATTGTGTTACCATGGCATAACGGTCGAATTTTTGACCTACCGTAGCATGGTCATAATGGTTTGTTTGGTAGTCATATGCAAAACCTACACCGGTAGTGGATACAAACACTGCTGCAACAGCAAGGAATTTAACAGCTAATTTTTTCATCTTAGATTACCTCCTATTTAACAAGGATATTGTGCACGATACCTGCACGATCGACTTGCACTAGACATACTGTACCATCACCATATGTGTAATAGTAATTTGTGATTTGGTATCTTGGTAGATACTCTGTTTTGCTTAGCATTGTTACCATCGCATTCGGGTCGAAGTGACGACCTCGAACTGCATGGTCATATGCAGCTGTATTATATGATGCGAATACGGATGCGGAACAGGATACTGCAACAGCAGTAATCATTAAAGCCTTTTTCAACATGTTTTTCATTTTGAATTCCTCCTAAGATTATCTACCTTCAAATAAAATTTTAGCTTTCCAGTTTGGAAGTAGGTCTGGACGTTGATAGTTCGTCATTCCCACTAAGTATTTTGCTAATACTTGGGATTCGATACCGTAGCGATTGGACCAGATTTGAGTCCAGTCCTCGTAGTAAGGCTTCCCGAAATAAGATGTAATATTAAAGAAAATTGTCATCTCTTTAACATTAATTCGGAAGTCACCCCCTACTCTAGGTCCATGGGTGTTTTGGTCCCTAAAGGATGCTTCGTAATGGCCGGTGATGGTATCACCCTCCATACCGTAAATTTTGAAACTTTCTTCGTATGTCTGAATATACCCGCCCTCAATGGTCGGCAATGTCAATGCGTTTGCATTTGTTGTTACAAATGGACTCATGAGTCCTAAACCCAATACACCTGCAACTACTAATTTTTTGATTTTTAACATTTTAAAATCTCCTTTTCTAGAAAGAAATGAGACGTATAGCAAAAAGGCTATACGTCTTTTCTAGTATCTTACCGGAATAATATATACTTATAGTTCCAGTTTTTTACACTATTTCAAGTTAACTGTCACTTCAGCATCATTACCGTCAGCGTCTTTAAACTTAACGTTTACAGACAAATCTAAATCTAATATTTCACACCATTTCACCAGGTACTTAATCGTCATATTAGATGGTTTATTAATCGCAGATTTCATATTGGTGATATCATACTCATTACGGAATCTATCCTTATAAGCACGCAAGTCAATCTTCATTTCTTGCAATGTCATTTTAATAGCTCGTTTGAGAATATCATCCTCTGGATTAATCGTTGGAGCGAAGACATTGGATTCATTCAACTCGGCCAATCGAGGGTCGAATGTCTTTAAGTCATCGTCACTCACTTTTGCTAATGCATCCTTATTAACTACTACGATTTTATCAACATCATGTTGGTCGTCAATAGGAGCTACAAACTTTAACGTGTTTGTATCATCACGATACATGGAACCCGGTTCCATGTATGTAGTTTTGGATAATTTACCTTCGTAAATATATACGTGGTCTTTGTAAATATAACCAACCCCTTTAACTGGACGTACATCCTCTGTTAATGGTAACACCGTATAGAGTGTATCATTAATGCTGATATACATTTTATCCGTTGTCAGGTTGATCTTTGTCACTTCTTGTTTCATCGGTATTATTCTCCCTTACATCACTATGAAGTTGTTTGGTTCGTTCCAGACTGGTACTGATATCAAATATATCAGAAATAGCTTTATCTGCCGTATCGGAACAGATTTGAATCATCATCTGATGAGTGATGAGTTGCTCTGCATAGGTAAAGAAATCGACTTTCTCTAGGTTGCGTATAAACGCACAGAACTCTGAATAGGTCATAAAACCATACGCAGATAGGGTCTGTATGAATATCACTACACCCTCATAGAGTGAGTTATCTAACTCATCCGTAACAATCGCATGTTTGATACGAAGTCGTTTATTATTACCAAGGTTTACATCAACTGCATACTTCTCAGCATCTGCACTATAAATAGCTAGATCGTTATTATCATTGATATAGAATAACTCATCTGTATCGAATAGCTGTTTGATACGTTTACACGCATCGATGACCGTATGGATATTCTTAGTCGTGATAGATGCATGATGATAGGTTTTACTAACCTTCTCAAATAGTTCAAGTGATACATACCCTACATTCGTGAAGGTTTGACTACTAATTCGAGTGGTAGCCATTCCATCAACAGAACGACCTACATTCCGATTCGTTTTATCATCGGAGGGTATCACTGTAAAACTGAGTGTGAAGTCGCCGAATCGCCCAATACGACGTCGGCAACGACCCATAACTAAATCCATTATAGACCTCCTTATACTACAAGATTTTGTAATTTACTTGAGTATAATATATCTATGAATGCGGGAATGAAATCGATGAATGTTTCTCGAACAAAATTATCGGTTCCATTCACTCCATATAATTCATCTAGATAGCACTCGATACTTTGTTTCATATCAGTTTCGTCTAGTGTAAAGCTTGTAGGGATATAGGCTAAGTTATATCCATACTTAGCTTTATGATACCCTACATACCAATCCATCATAATATGAAGACGGACGGTTTTAAATAACTCTCTATCATCAGTGATAGAGGATAACTGATGAAGTCCATGATGATTGATATCATGAAGGACTTCGTTTAATTTGCCTTTTTTAGGTCTAATATACATACTAACCCCTTATATACGATTACGTTTAACCATGGAATAGCGAGATAAACGAGCTGTATTGAACGTTGCTCGGTTATTCTCTCTGATATGATTAGCCCATGCTTCATCAGTAATCGTTAGGATTGGTTCTTCATCATTGTGATGAATTTTACTACGTTTTCTTGTTTTTACATGGTAAATATGAGTTACACGACCATAGATTTCTAAGGCGATGTAAATCAATAAACTAAATAACACCACGTAGCATAGAGTTTGAATAGTAATAATATTTTCCATTGTATTTACTCCTTTATAAACATAAAACTCTAATACTATAATAAATCGTTTCCACGACTATTATAGGTTACTAGACAAAAGAAGATGGTATACCACTAGGGTATACCATCATTCGACTTTCACTATTTGTTAGAGAAAGATTTTTTAGTTTGTTCAACTGCACGAGCAGCCACTTTGTTAGCAATTTTACCTTTACCAACTTCTTTTTTAGGGTCACCAGACACCTTTTTCAAGCCTTGTGCTGTGTAGTTTTTGATTTTGGATTTAGCAATTTTAGTTGCTTTGGAAGCATATTTTTTGTTCAAGTATGCTTCGATTTGACGTTCCATTTTCCACAAAGTTAACAATTTGCGGTATTTAGGGTCGTTAGCAGCGTTAGCTAATTTGAACACAGCAGCTTGTTGTAAGTGTGCCAAACGGGATTTTTTGTCCAAACGAACGATAACTTTTTCCATAGCTACGCCCATAGTTTCAGACATTGCACCCATTTCATCATAGGATTCAGCCATAGCACTGATTTCTTCAGGAGTTGCGAATTGTTCTAAGAACAATGCCGCGAATGTAGCTTCTTCCACTTCGGAATCTTCATCCACTTCAACTTCTTCTTCATCATCAGCACTTTCACCACCTTCACCTGGAAGATCATCGATGTTCAATTCTTCCAATTCAGTTTCAGGTGTTTCTTCGATTTCAGCCGCTTCAGCATCGTCAGCTTCAGTAGTAGCTTCTTCACCTTTGTCTTCAGCTTTTTCTTCTTTAGCTTCAGGTGCTTCTTCTTCTTTTTCAGCGTCTTTCGCTTCTTCAGCTTCTAAAGCAACTTCTTCGTCAACTAATTGCGCTTCTAGAGCCAATAGTTCTTCCAAAGTTGTAGCATTATTAATCTCATTTAACATTGTTAAAATCCTCCTTTAAAGGCAGTTTTTACTTTTTGTTGAATTACAACGTTGTACTTATAAGGAATTTACTATACTGTTTCAAATATAGTCTTATAAAAGGTATCGAATACCCGTTATAATGATGTTTTTGTATAATTTTTTATTATACGTTCTTCTCTTCCATGTACTCTACCGTAAAGGATTTGATTAAGTCACTGAACTCTGGGTCATCTGTAGCGATACGGAATAGTAGTCCTTTAGCTCGATTGAAGATACTGAGTTCTAATGAACCTTCATCTGTAGATTGCACAAAGATAAGTTCACTGAAGTAACCATTATCTACGATGCGGAATTCTGGTACACCTAGTTCACTATTATGGGTTAACACCCCACCGAATACACGAATCTCTCTACGAGATAGTGTTTCAGCCATTGTGATTTGAATAGCCGAGATATCCGATTTGAATTCTTTTAAGATATCATCGGTTATTCGCATACCTAATAAGCTATCTAATCCATCACAACTACCCACAGCATCTAATCTAAACGTAAGCTCAGGTAATTCCTTACCTTCATATCGTAACTTATAGAAGATACTTGGGGATTTCATTTGAATCCAATAAGCTTGTGTGGATACTAGCTCGTTTACAGGGCTGGTTTTATGACTATATTCGGAATTCAATGTGATTTCACCAGGACGACCAGTAGCAATCACATCTTCGATACGAATCATATTGGTTACCATAAATAAACGATTCATATCCAATCCGACAAAGATGTCTTTATCCCATACAATCAAATCATCTGGGAAATAGTGACTACACCGTTTATATACAGTGAAATATTCATCGCTCACATAACAGTTGGATTTAGATGTACTGATGACTTCATTACGTTTACCATTCTTAAAGAAGATACTAAACTCTTTATCATCGTCACGTAAGAAATAGATGTCATCAATATGAATCTGTGTTAATCGTGCTACATGATGAATGATAACTTGTGGGGTAAGATTTGCTTTACCGATACAGATGTATCGTTCGGGCTTACCATCAGCATCATTCGCTACATAGTATAGTAAGTCTTCATATTCATGGAATGTCAATCCATGAATTGCTCGTTCTGTACCGTTTGATACAATCTCATCGAGTTTACTGTGGGTAGACTCATAGGATGCAAACGTGTTATCCCGTACGACATCATCGAATTTAATGATATTCGGGACCTTTTTAGGATCAGTATACATTGTATTTTCCTCCATTCATAAAAATTATGAATACAAAATTAAGTGCTTGTATTCGGATGAATAATATATAAATCAATCATTTTTAGACCAACGATACATATTAATAACTGTAAACTGTATGTAGGGCAGATAGTGTAAACTATCTACCCTATATTTAAGATAATAAATAAAGTAGGTGACTATCGTTGAATTTAAATACAATGCGTAAATGCAAATGCCCTATTTGCAAGAAGAGTTATGTAAGTAAAGAAGCAGTATACGACCATATTGAACGTGTGCATGCTGAATTAATTCCAGAAGGAATCCCAGCTGACCAATACTACTATGATTTAACTCATGATAAACAAGGTAGCTGTGTTATATGTAAACGACCAACACCATGGAATCCTAAGACTCATAAGTATGCTAGATTATGTGGTCGTAAAGAGTGTGCTCAAAAAAATAGAGAAATCTTCAAAGCTCGTATGATGCGGGTGTATAACAAATACAACTTAGCTGATGACCCAGAACACCAAAAGAAAATGCTAGCTGCTAGAAAAATATCTGGTAAGTATGAATGGACCAATGGTGGAGAACCAACTACCTATGTGGGTTCGTATGAAAAGGATTTCTTGATGAACTGTGATACAGTATTCAACTTTGAATCCACTGATATCATTGCCCCATCTCCTAATATCTATCGTTACATGTATAATGGTAAGGTACACTTCTATATCCCAGACTTTTATATTCCAGATTTGAAATTAGAAGTTGAGATTAAAGATGGTGGGGATAATCCTAATATGCACCATAAGATTCAATCCATTGATAAAGTAAAAGAGGAATATAAAGATAAAGCTCTTATGAACCAACGTGATAACAACTACATCAAAGTAGTTGATAAGAAATATGCTACATTCTCTCTATTAGTTAATAAGCTCAGAGCAGACGACCTTTCCGACGAGGAACGTAGAAATAAGATAAAAATCAAACCATAATCAAAAAAAAAAAAAAAAAA